ATTTTTTTTGTAACATAGCCTGCAACATATCTATATGTTTCCGGAACGGCTTGTGCGATTTGTATTTGACCCATGCCCCACAATTTTTTCAGCCATTCGCTGGTATAGTATCCGTTGTGGTGGATTTTGTATAGATTTTTTAGGTCTGTTGGTTCCCAACCGTATAGAATCATGTGATAGTGCGGTCTCGCTGTTTGTTCTCCGTACTCACCTGCTACAAAATAGCGTAATTTGCGGTTGTAAGCCTTTCTGAGACGTTTTAAGAACCTTTGAATATCCTCATATAGCAGAATTTGAACGCTGTCTGGGCGCTTCTCTCCAGGCTTCCACGTGTATTGTACTTTTCGCATGATTTCACCTGTTTTTACTATCATGCCTGGTACATGGTCATCATCATAAGTTAGCGTGATAAACCATACTTGTTCTTTTGGGTAATCTCTTGCTTCTAGTTCTATTCGTGTTGTCCAGTCTTCTCGCTGTCTGATTCTGCATCCGATGCACTGTCCGCATGGTATTAACATAACTTTCGGATTATACATTAAATCTTCATATTTCAACTTTTTCCCGCATAACTGAGAAAAGTGAGCGAGTGAATATACTCGCCCACTTGTTTCTTTGTTTTCCGGGTTGTACAGCCTTATTAATGGCTTGTAACAACTCATTTTTTTCTTCCTCCGCCTGTATGGAAGCTTCCTCCGCCCGCTTTAAACGGTACGGTTTTTTCTGTATTTTCCATCTGTTTATAGGTTTTGAGTAGGTCTTCGGTCAGCTGTACCGGACTGCTATAGCCTGAGCTTATTTGGCTGCCCACAGCTTCCGCCAGCTGGTACCACTGTGACTTACTTTCACTTCGGCTGAAATAGCTGTTTGGCACGTTGCCGTTTAGTGCTGATACTCCCAGTGCGCTGGATGCGGGCATTCCCATGCTTGCTCCTGTGATTGTTGCGCCTGAACCTCCCGGTGTGCTTGCGCCACCCTGTGCGTATGCCAAAATCGGGTTAAGTCCGGCTTTTCGCATGTCTTCTACAGCTCTTTGGTATGCTGTGTTGCTCATACGCTCTTGGAACTGCCGGTTTGCCAGTGCTTCAGCGCTGTTATAACTCATGGCGGCGTTTTGTTCGATGTGGTTATAAATGCCCTGCTGGATTGCTCCCAGCGTGTTGTAGCCCATCTGCATGAGCATGTTTTGTCTGTTTGTTTTGCTTTGGAATGCGTTCTGCCCGCCCTGCCATTGGTAGTATTTGTTGAGGTAGTCCATGATTTGCTTGTCGTTTGTGCCGCCCTCGCTCATGGATTCGCTTTGTCCTCCGCCTTGACTTTGGCTCATGTTGCTTCCTTGGCTTTGGTTTTCGCTTTTCTGTCCAAAGTAGCTTGATAAACCGTTGCCAATTAATGACATTCCCGTTGTTACTACTTCTGGATGACTTGCAAGCCATGTGCCAGCGTTTGCAAGCATTGCTCCTAATCCTGCCATATTCTAAAATAGCCCGCAAACTGCGGGCTTCCTCCTTTCTTTATAGTTTTTCCAGACCCGGCACGCTGTACAGCGGCATGCACCTAGTTGTTTTGTTCATTACTCGGATCGCTCCAAAGAACTGCGGCTCGTTCTGAACAATCAACGTTCGTGCAATTTCGGTTTTGCCTTCGTTCATCCACTCTTGGCTGAGCGTTGGAACTTCGCTGTAGTTGTCTGCATAGTGCCAGAAGTCCAGTGTCCCTGTCGCATTGCTCCGCATTTTACCGCATACCCGGTTCGGCTTCATGCGATAGTCGGCCCATGCCTCTTGGTAGCCGAATGTTTCATCGTCCGTTGCTGTACCGGTTACCATGATTTCCTTTTTCTTGACAGGCTGTTCGCCCAGATTTGCAAACTGCGGGAAATAGTAGTCCAGTCTGTCGTTACGGCTCCAGAATCGTTCCAAACCCTGCTGATAGCTGTGATTATGGCGAACGCACATCACGCCGATAATGAATCCGTGCTCTTCAAAGCTCTTTGTGAAAGAGCTTTCGTTGATAGGTGTTATAGACATTGCACCAGTCTCGCCGATTGGCGTGTCTGTTTCGGTCTGTTGTCCAGAAGTCTGCACAATTTGGTTAATGTTGACGTGATAGCGGCCGCCGCCCAGATACTCCGGCACCTGTGCGGTTTTGTCGCTAATGCTTACACCAAAAATTGCTCTTACCTGCTCGCGGTATCGGCTGCCTCCACGTGCTAGTGCTTCGTAATAGTGCTGAACTGCGAATGCTTGACGTAACTGATTGATTGTTGCGGCTTCGATATTGCTTAGGTCTGTTGCCATGTATCTTGCGTTAGGCACAAGGCCATTCTGCTCTGTCGAGCCTATTGCTACGGTTGTACTATTTTCATCGACTTGTTCCAGATATGACAATTGTCCAGTCATCCAGATTCGCGATGGGTTCGTTGGCCCGTTAATTCCGTTGTCATCGTACATTCTTACCGGTGCGTTTCCTGTTAGTGCGATTGTGACTTCCGGACCACGCTGAGGATACGGCAGACAGCTTGAGAAGTAGTCGTGAAAGCGGCTTACTGGCAAGCAATATCCGCCGTTTTGTGCATTTTTAAGGATTGTTTCTTCTTTTATTACATCTTCGTTTTCGCCGCCTGATGCGTATTCGACGTTTTCGTCTCCTGTGTTTAGTGTTGCTGGGTTTCCTACGTTTTGGTCTCTAAAAAATTCATTCCAGATTTTTACATATGCTCTGATTGGTAGCGCATTGATGCTGTATTCTGATTTCGTTTCTTTTTTGATACTTTTTGCTGGAATACCCATATAGTCGAGGATTGTTCCTTCGTCTGGATAATCTCTGTCCGGGTTTGGCCATACTGATTTATTTCCGATTATGATTTTCGGTACTTGGTATGTTTTTGCCGGCATCCACGGTGTATCGTCTGCTTCTCCCATGAAGTGTTTGAAGTTGTCCCACAGAATTCTGTTCGGACAGAAGAAGTAGTAGAAGTCGATGAATGCATCATCGAAAACAGGGTATTTCGGTGTCGTCATTCGGATGATTGCCGCTGTGTCAATGCTGAAAGTATCACCCGGAAGAACTTCGTCTACATAGAATGGAATCAGTTTGCCCGCATTGAAGGTCGTGAGAATGTTTTGGTCTCTTTTGAAGCGTGTTCGGCTTACGTGCGTTTCTGGCACTTGGTTGAAGTGTCTTTCATTATTCCGGTTCATTGTTTTTCTCCTGCTTCTTTGTCTCGTTTGCGGCCTTTTCCTGCATCTTCTGCAGTTCCATTGCATTGGCCTGTGCCGTTGCTATCATGCTGTGATATTCGTGAATGTTGGTCGGCCACTCGGTGATATCTACGATTTCGTCTGTTTTTGCGCTGTCTACCAGACTTTTGGCAAACTCAGGGTCAAAGCTGGCTTTGCGGACAATGTTTTTAATGTCGCATTCGTCTGCATAGCTTTCAATTTCGGCTTGAATGTCGATTGGCTCGGTCTCAATCAGTTTGTTTTTACCTTTTTCGTCTTTGCCCCAGACGTATTGTTTACGTAGTTTTTCGCCCGGATTTGTAAAGAAGGGCTTTCGCCCTTCTTCATATCGCTTATTCATGCGGTTTGCCCTCCCATACCTTTTCCGGTTCGATGCTGTTGAATTCGCCGGTTTCATCGTTGAAGTTTGCGATGTGGTAGCCTTTGTAGTCTTCGGGCGACTGACCCAGGAACGTTTTCTCGTCCTTTTCCATGATATTGCACATTCGTGCAAATGTTTCGTTGCTCTTGCTTTCTCCGATGTAGCAGTAGCATTTTGCTACGCTGTCGTAAATCCCATAATACCCGTGAACCATGTTTTTCTCCTTTACAGTCTGATGCCGCCCCGCATGGGTTTCTGGCTGAGGTTGATACTCTTCGTTTTGCTTGCCGTCACGTTGAACATTCGTTTGTCAGTGCGTACCGGCATCCGCTTTCTGTGCTTCATCTGTGTACTCCCTTCTGAGTAGTTCCATTTCTATGTCATTGGCCCATTTTTTCATAACCCATATTCGGTCAATGATATTTTTTGCGTCTTCTAAGTTGGATACTTTTTTTATCATTTTGTATCCAGCTTCTATCTGCTTGTATAGCCTTTCGGCCTCTAGTCTGAGGCTTTCTTCGGTCTGGTCTCGTACATTCCATGTTTTGTGCATCATGCTTTACTCCTTTTCCTTTAGGATGTGATAGATTTGGTCGAGCTTTTCCAGCACGGTTTTAATCAGCTGAATTGCCTCTCGCAGGTCCTTGACTTTAATCAACGCCATGGGTTACACCCCCTTTCTGTATTGTTCTTCTCGCACATCAATGTGTGTGAAGTTTGTGTATCTGATTACGCCGCCTTGCTCCATGATTTTATCTGCGTACTTTGCAACTTCTCTACTGCTGTGCCCTTTTACTACGATATCTGCTGCCATCCCTTTGCAGTGATAGCTGTTTGGTGCTCCGTTTACTTTGCTGTTCCAGCTTGGTGTACGGTATCCGCTGTTGATGATGACCGGTGCGTTGAAGTGGTTTCGGATTTTTTCCAGTATCTCAATCAGTTCTGTTGCGATTAACAGATATTCGCTTTTGTCTTTGCACTGAAATTCTTTTGCTTTGAAGTGCTCGCTCAGGTTTCCGAATTCTGCTTTTACATAGCTTATGTGTTTCATGGCGGTTTCCTTTCTCTTCTATTTTGATTATATCAAAGAGAACCCTGGTTGTCAATCGGGGTTCTGTGTTTATTTATTTTCTGTGAAGTACAGTGCTTTTTCTTCGACTTTATATAGTGTGTATAGTCCCGGGTTCCTGTTTGCGTATTCTTTCGCTCTTTGCTTTACGTATTTTGGTTCATCGGTTATTTTGAGTACGGTTGTTAAGCTTTCGTCATCGTTAAATTTTCTGAGTTCATATGTGTGCTTCATTTTTAGCACCTTCCTTTCTTTGATTATATTTTATCATATTTTTTGTGTTTTGTCAAGCATTTTTTAGAAGAATTTTTCATTATGTGGCCGCTGTTGCGCGCTACGCGGCGCAACTTCCAGCGAAGCGCGGCCGTGGCTTTCCCGTTCGATTCCGGACTGCTTCTATTGGCTTTTCAACATTTTCAACATACTTTTCAACATTTCAACATTGTTAAACTTTAGCACAATAGAGTGTTTCAACAATTCAACAATTTTTCAACAAATCTTTCAACATTGTTTTTGTTTGTTTTTTTACGCTCCAACGTTTTAAAATTATACTTTTCAACTTTTCAACATACTCTACTACTATTACTACAACAAGTTATATTATAATACGTGCGCACACGTGCGCGTGTACTTTTTCGCGCGTATGTGTGTGCGCGATTAGAATGATTAGTTAAATAGTAATAATTATCACTTTTCACGTGATAAATAGTAATAATTATCACTTTTCACGTGAGATTAAACAATAATAGCCCAGTACCTTACTTGATAGGTACTGGGCTAGGTGACACCAATTATAAAATACCACGCTTTTTCGTTTGTTTTTTGATGACACGTTCTTTTGTCTCTAGGACTGTCTTATAGTCTTGGTCCTCTAACTGTAGTCTCTTTTGTTCGATTGCGTTTTTTTGCCTGTTTTGCTTGATTCTCCATAGTCTTTCCGGGTTTTCTGCTTCCATCTGCTTTTCGTAGTATCTTGGAATCTGCGCTTGTTTTCCGTTTGTGCATTGAATGTATCCTTGCCGCCAGATTTCTGTTTTGTGCTCTTGATAGTAATGGTCTCCAAGACCCGGCTTTAGGCTCATGCAAGCAAAAGGCTTTGTTTGTCCTAATTCGTAGTACGCATTGGCTTTCTTTCCGTCTATCTCGTACATTTTTTTTGTAACATAGCCTGCAACATATCTATATGTTTCCGGAACGGCTTGTGCGATTTGTATTTGACCCATGCCCCACAATTTTTTCAGCCATTCG